CTTGTAATAATGCACGTTCTCTCGCAGCCCCTGTGCCAAACTCTGCGAGTTGCACTCCCGCTCGGCCAGCGCCGAGCGCACCCAAAGCTGCTTGCTGATCTTTTATACTTTGTTGTTGTATAGCTTTATTCTTATCAAACTCTGCAAGTGTTGCATCAATCACCTGTGATTGATATGGTGACATGAAATCTTTTACGTTTTGTTGAAAAGCCTGTGCTCCAGTTCCGATTCCTGCTAATTGTCCAAGAGATGCTGTACCTAATCCAGCGGCTAATCCTGCCTGTGTTTGTGCTGTTTGTAAAAATGGTTGAAACGATCCGATACCTTGTGTTGCTAAGGTTTGTGCCTGTGTCTGTAATGCGTCTTGCGCTGCTACCTGTGGTGCTAATCCTGCTAAACTCTGTTTTCTTGTTGTAAATGCTTGAGCCGCTTTCTGTCTAGCTGCAAAATCCGCAGCAGATTCACCAGCCTGTTGTGTGATACCAGCAATACCTGTAGATACTACGGGTACACCTGATTGTGCTACTACCTGTTTTGCTAGATCTTGACCTAAATCTTGTACGAATTGTGCAGGTAAATTTTGTACGGTTTGTGTAGCCATTATAATACTTCCTCTAATCTTTGTGATGTTTGAAACATTTTACGTGCGCCTTCTAATCCTTGCGATTCTTCTGATACGTCACCTCCGGATTCGAGGTTCTTCATCATGTTATACATGACTTCTGCGCCTTTGTCTACATCACCGTCGCCTGCATTTCTAACAGCATCAGCTGTAAATACAAACTCATTTTTTGATAATCTTGCTGGCACATCATCAGCCTTTTCCATTCTACCTATCGGTACAAATCCACCCTCAGCTCTAAAATCCATCTCTTGTCCGTCCATATCTAATAAAGGCATCGTCTTTTTGGCTACAGGTTCTTTATCCATAATACCACCTTCTGCTTTGAATCTTCTTCCTAGATATTTATCAGGATTATTTCTTATCTCATTGATATCTATACCAGTCTCATCTGAGATTCGTTGTGCTTCCTCTTCTTGTGCTGGTGTTAACATTCCTGCTACTAATGATGTTCCTAATATAGCTGCACCCGCTTTACCGCCTACTAAATCAAATAAACTTTTACTAGTTTTACTTGGTCCTACGACATCTCCAAAAAGTTTATTTGTTAGTAAAGCTTTTGAAGCTCCTAAATTACTAAGAACATTAGTTGGTGAAAATATTCCAAAACCTGTTCCTGCTCTAGCTGCTCCTGCACCCAAAGCTCCTAGTCCTGCTGTTCCTGCATATAACAATGCAGCTTTACCTATCGGTGACTTTGCGATCTTCTTGACTGATCTTGTGACTTTCTTGACAAGTTTACCTAGACCATACATCTGTCTCGCTGATTCGAGATCCATGATCCCACCTTCGTAAGGCTTGCCACCTTCTGCAAAACCTGCTCTACCACCATCAGCCATCAGCTGATTATATCTTTCGATCCCTAGATCTTTGATCGCCTCTTGCTCACTATAATAGATCTTTCCATCTATACTTATACCTTGTGGACCAAAATTACCCGGACTACTAAATGTCGCCGGTCCTGTTGGTGTGTTGACAGTAAAACCAGGATTAAATAATGGTCCTGTCCCTGACACGGGCATGTTTTGTAATTGTGGTGGTGTCATCATCTTTGATGATGGTGATGTTAAAGTTTGTGTATTGATAGCCTGTTGTATAGCATTAGCTGCAGCCTGAGCATTATTAGTAGCCACGTTTTGAGCCAAAGTATTTTTCATTCTTGGATCTACTTTGGGTGATCCCTGTTTGTATTCTGCTCTACCACCTTCAGCTCTAAATCTTCTATAAAATTCAAACTCTTCTTCTGGTTCTGGTTCTGGTTCAAGTGATTTAATACCTGCAAAACAATATGCTGGAGGGTTAGGTCCTTTACATGGATCTTGTTCTTCACCACCACCGCCTTCATTTATTTCACGTTTACCATCAGGTCCATAAAAAGCATCTTCAAATTGTGACTGACTTAAATTACCAGTTTTTTCAGCTGTATTAATTGCATCTGCTAATCTATCTAAATCTGTTATAGTATCTCCTGATAAACCATATTGTGTGTCCATTAGATCCGTTTCATCAGTTGATTCATAAAAATTTAAAGAAGGATTATTGTAATTTAATATGCTTGCAAAACTAGGAATTGCTGATTTTAGTCCTACTTTTTGATCATATAAATTTTTTAAACCTAGTAATCTAAATCGTTCAAAAGTATTTAAACTTGGTAAATTTGGTTTTATTTTTGGTTTTGGTTTTGGAGTAATTACTTTTTGTGGTGCTGGATTAAGTACATTTGGTGGTCCTTCATTAAAAGGATTGTCGTCTCTAAAACCGCCACCTAAATTTGTTCCTGGAGAAATATCTCCACCGGAACCTGAAAATTGTGCACCAGCTCCTTGACCGTAGTTACCTTTTCCACTTCCAAAATCATCTTTTGATGCATCTTTACCACCACCTTGGAATCCAATACGTCCTCCGTTTTGTAACATCTGTTTTGCTTGTTGTGCTCTAGTTATTGCCATCGTACCATTCTATTTTGTTTCTCCGAATAAATCAAGACTCGGCATTATCACTCTTACGTCTTTTCTTATCTCAGACTCGGGTATGCCTTTAGCCTTCCATTCTTCGTCGTTATTATATTTCTCACCTGTTCTAAGGTTGTAAATCTCTTCTATTATCTCTTTTGGTTCTATTACCGGTATGTCTTTCATCTTACGATTCTCCTCCAATAACTGTTCTAGGTTGTACTTCTAATATAGACATTATTACTTGTAGTCTATTAGCATCAGCTGCTTGAACTTTCAATATCTCACTTTCCTGTAATATCAAAGGATTTGTTAATAGTTCTGTTGTAGCATTAGATGCTACTGCTTTTGAGGTAAATAAGTTAAATACCACACTAGAACTGTCTGTTAATGTTACTGTTATACTTGATCCAGATCCTGCATATTCTGATACCAATATGGATCTTATGATTGTTGTCGTTGCGGTTGGCACAGTAAATAAAGTTGTGCTATTTGTATCTGTTAATTTTATTTTTTTATTTATAAATCTATTTGCCATTATTGTGTGAAGAAGTTAAATGCTTCTATCTCCTCTTTTAATTCTTCTTGAAACGTTGTGTTTAATTTTTCTACGATCGCATCAAGATCTCTCACCTGAGCTTCTGCTGTTTGAACATCATATTCTCTTGATGGTCTTGTTATAACCTGTACTATCTTTGCCATTATCTTCTTCCGTCTGGTTGTGTATCTAATCTAAAAGTTCCTAATTTCCAACTTTGATTAGTTGATGTGTTTTCTATTTTTAATGCGATAGCTCTGGCTCTTGCACGTGTATCTACTTTGGTTGTAGAAGAACTTATGTCAAAAGGTCCAAGTGCTGAACCTGATTGTGTATCGTTTGGATAGTTTCTTAAATTTAATGTAACTCTAGTATTACCTGTTTGAGATATAAAATCAGGTATAAATCTTCTTATCTTCATAATAAATTCACCATCTCCTCTGAATGTTGCGACACCAGTTTGTTGACCTTGTGATGTTCTCTGTGCTGTAATATCAAAATCACCAGAAGATATGCTTGCAGCAATCGCAGTTGTAGTTCCGCCTTGTACTTGATCAGTACCTGTTTCATGTTGATAATATATTGTTCTACCTTCTGTATTTCCTACAACATCAAAAGATGAATCGTTTCCTGCAGTGTACTCTGTTGCATGTGGACTACCAAACACAGCAGAATCTTGCCACATAGTTCTAGCCAATGTACCATTTGTCCAAACAGGCCTTTGAGGTGAAGAGTCAAAATAATTATATGCAACCATTCTGTTTACAACAGAAGATGAGGAAGTTGGATAAAACCACATGACTTCACCAAAAAGATTATTTAATCCAGCGGATACCATCTGATTACCGGATTCTAAATTTATATCATCATAAACATGATCTTCTACCAAACAAGGTAATGATTCTAATTTACCTGCATATCTAAAGAAACCATTTTCCGACATCCAATATGCTGCACCATCAACCTCAACGGCTGCGTTTTGTCCAACAAGTCCACAGTTAGTTCCAACCTGTGCAAAAGCAAACGTAAATGGTTGACCTACAAAACGTTGTGTGAATAAAGCTGTATCGGTCCAAACATAGATTGCATCACGACCTCTGATTGCTCCTCTGATCTGTGATCCGTCGGCCAGTCTTTGTGTACCAGCTGTATTGGTTGCTGTAGGTGCATAAGTATTTATGTCTTCTTGATCCGAAAATCTTACAAACATATCATCTTGTGTTGATGGTGTTCCAATAGTTGTCTCTGTTCCAAAAAACACTAAGTGTCTGTCCGGTGTGGATACCAACATGTGTCTTGATGCAGTTGGTGCACCAGTTATGATTGTTGCCCTATTTGATGTTGCATCTGTTGCTGCAGAATTCCATTCAAATACAGCACTATCATGAATCAAACAAATAGCTTTGTCACCAAAATTATCTAGTGACCACATACCAGGCTCAAGAACTAAATCTCCTGATGCTGCCTCGCCCCATGCTACAAAATTTGTAGAACTTGTAATGGTTGCACCACCACTATGAGCTGCTTTTGTGGTTCCGGCTACTTCTCTAGTTACACCTGTAAGTTCTCCTGTAGCTGTAATACCTGTGTAAGATATTTCTTCACTATCTATAATTATAAAGTTTGTACCTGATGTTGGAAATTGTGATGGATCAACTAATATAATTCCTGTAGTTACAGTATCGTTAATACCATTTTGTAAAGTGGTTGCAGGTTCACCTGATACCTCACCACCCCAAGAACCTAATGACCAACCAAAACCTTTTGCTTGCACTGCTGGTCCTACAGGATAATAATGTTGCACTCTGATACCACCTGATGTTGTTGCACCAGAACCTGACTCATTTGATGGCATGGTAATAGTTATTGTTGTACTGTTAGGAACAGTTGTCACCATAAATTTTTTATCGTTAAAATCTGCAGCTGCAAAATTAGAGTTTGTAATAGCAGAAAAACTATCTAAGAGCACAATATCCTGCGCAGATATACCATGGTCACCACTGAAAGTTATTGTAACCTCAGCTGATCCGTTAGTCGTGCTAAACGCGCTACTTAAAATTGTTGTGGATTTGATAGGGTGTATGTCATAATAAACCCCACCAGAAAATGCATATAAAATTCTGTTTGTACCAATGATTGCATATTTTCTTGATAGACTATTTACAAAATGATGAAGACCTCTGCCTGCTCCTGTAAGAGCATCATCTCCTAATTGTTTCCAACCACCTATTTTTTCAGGTGTTCCATATCTAAAACGTACATTATCACAGTCGGTCCATTGACCTTC